TCATTCTTAATACGGTCAACAAAAGCCATAGCCATATGACTTGGCATATTACCAACGTCAATCTTAAATACTCTGCGCTCGGGGGCACGTTGCACACGATAGATTAGAATCGCATCTTCTAATAATTCTTTTTGTTTGTATACTTTGAAAATGTTTTCTAAGATAGATTGACCAAACGGCCAGAATCTGTCTAGGCCTTCAGTTAAACTCAAATGAACGATATGCTTTGCATCAATTGCCGCTTCATTTAATGCTAGATTAAAACGTGATCCTGCTGTTCCGGATGGCATACTTGGAACTGTGTAACCTTGACTAGCTATACCTCCACCTGTGCCACCAAATCCTGTACTAGGGTTAGCTGCAAAATCAACTGATGTTTTTTCTGCAACACTTAAATTCTGTAAATTAGGATTAATGTCTTTGATAACGTATTGTTCTGGCTTCTTACCTTCACTTTCATTGACAATAACCTTTGTAACTTTAGTCATATCTACCCAATATAACTTAAAGTTTTCTGGATCACGAATGAATACCTGATCCCCATATTTGATGCTATTACGGAACAATTTAAATGTTCTAGTATCTAATTCGTTCAATTTACACCATTGTTGTAATTGTTTTTTGATGAGTTCTACTTCATGCGGAGTAGGATCTTCGTGAAATTCTATCTCAAATGGTGTGTTATTTTGTTCGTTTTTCTGTGTACTGAACTCAGCAATAATGTCTAAACACGCATTGATTTCAGCATCAACATCCATCATTTCATACTGATTATAACGTTCGATACGGTTTGGGTGACCAGTGTAGACTTCAGGTAGTCTACTCATATAATTCTTATAACCAAAATCAGCATTGTTCCATCCACCTGATTGGTCAGAGTTCATGCCGTTATTCCAGGCACCATGGTTACTATTGATACCTGATATAGGACCTAGCTGTCCAGTGAGATTGGAAAAACGCTTTTTATATGTCATAGTTATATATTTATCTGTTACGCTTTAGTGTGACGTAATATATCTTCTTGGATTGCCACTATCCTACGGTCTTGATTTAGCATCAGGTCTAATTTATCTGCCAACATAGTGAATATTTCGGACAAAGATTCTTGTCCAAACAACGAAGGTGCTTGTGGCATCGTTGATGCAGGTGTTGTAGTTGTTTTGTTTTGTGCAGCTTCGTTAGATGCAAAAAAGTCTTTCAATGGTGTCTTTGTAACCGGTGCTATGTTTCTTTTGTTCTTCGGGAATACTGACTTCGTTGGTAAAACTAATTCATCATCATGCAGAGTAACCTTGTATCCTGATTTAGGTCCTTTAAAACGACCACCTTTTCTAGCCTGTAACTCAGCGTGAATATGAGGTGCGTTGGAGTTATCACTAGGATTATTATATTCATCTCGAATGTACCATTTGCCTGGTACCTTTTCATTTATGAATTGTTTAATTTTATCAAACTGTGCAGGTGTAGGGTGTTCTGATACAGTAAAGTCTAGTGCTAAACCTTTAGGATGTTTACTAGATTTAGAATTTTTATGATAATCATCGTTTGCTGACGATACATACCTAAAACCAATTTCTCCGCCACCTTTTTGTAATTCATTCGCTAACTTAATAATGTTAGGGTGCAATTCACTACCTTCACGATGTACTAAACCAGGCTGATTTTTATTCGTTTTAACCGTCACCCCTGACAATGCACCTTCTGTCGGTACAGTAGTAGCTGTAGATTTTTGTATTGTTGATGTTGCTGATTTTGCACGTTGTTGATTTTCTACTGTTTGCTGTTTAGAAATATTAACATCACGCAATTGTTCTTTTAATTCTTTGATTTCCTTGCGTATAGGTTCTGTCATTACATGACGAAATTTTTCATCGGTAATCGTAGAAGTTCGGTCTGCTATTTCTTTTTCTTTTTCTGCAATTTGTTCTTTAATTTTCTTTTCTTGTTCCAGTAACTCTTTTTCTTTTTTCTGTTCTTCAACTAATAATTCAGTTGCTTCTTCTAAATTGTTAATTTGGAGGAAGGCTCCGGTAAAGTCTGGTCCACCAAAACGTTTAACTAACTTAGCTACTTGTAATGTCAAATAGTTTGCAACTTCAGCAAACTTAGTCAGACCAGCAACAGCACCGGATCCAACCATATAGGTTAATTTTTCAAATGCAAATCTAGTTTCACGTTCAGCAAATTTTAGTTTAGAAAGTTCTTCCAACCTATCATCAGTAGCATTCTTTTCCATTGACTTTCTAATCTTTTCAAATACATCTCTATCCTTATTCATCATAGCAGTAGCACCGCTGTATGTTTTTATGTTAAGGAAGAACTGTTCCATTTCTTTATTGCCAACACCAATAATCGGAGCGAATGTTTTAAACTGTTTCAACATTCCAGGCGCAAGATTTTTAAGTGCTTCGAACAGTTGTTCTGTACTTGCCCCATCGGTATTGATGATGTTTAATAATCCTTTGATACCCTTTTGTCCAATCAATAAGTTTAGACCTACACCAAATTCGTCTACAACATTTCCACCATTAACTAATGCAGACTTTAACCCTTCTGCGGCTTGCTGCCCATAAGTCAATGTCATCATTTGAACTAACTGTTTGGCTCTCTCAGCTTTCTTTGCATCAGTAACTTCTAGATTAGAAATGTACATTTGAAAACGCAAATCGTTTTCTTGTTCTCTACGTGCGGCGTCTGCTTCATCACGTGTCTTGCCCGTCAATATACTCAATTCAGCAAGCGTTCTTAGGTATCTAGTTGATTCTTCGTTTAATTGTAAATCTGTTTTTGTGCGTTGTCTGTTGGTAACTGACAAGTTAGCCATGTAACTTGCGGTGTACTTTAGCATTTCTTCAGTCTTGTAACCATAACGCATTAAACTAGCTTCAGTTGCACCTAATGTGTAATTGAATACTTCGACTAGTCTACGCTTACCGTCAGCCATAGAACCACCAAATGCAGCAAGTTGAGGACTTACTGATTTCAACGCATCAGTAAATTTGTTTGCCTCTTCTACACCTAACCCAACTTTTTGTAAATCATCTAAAACAGTTTTTATATTACTACTATCAATGGCACCAAACTGACTAAGTGTTTGGTATGTGGTTATTAGTGCTTCGTTTTGTTTCAAACTCGCGGCAGCTAGACCACCGAACACTTTAATCAACCCACTGATAACACCGCCGAGCACAGGTATTTTACTTGCTAATCCACTCACGCCTTCAGTTAAAATATCTACTGAGACTGCATATTTACCTGTACCTTCACGTGCTGATACTAAGTTAGTCGAGAGACCTTTCAACCCCACACCCAAAGTTTCCATTATCTTTTGATTTTTTGCGGCCTCTTCTGCTAGTTTTTTACTATCCTCGGATAGTGGATCTAATGTATCACGTAGTTTTGCAAGTGATTCTATGTTTCTATCAATGATTTCTTTTAGTTGCTCAGAGGAAATGTCAGCCATGGTGTTTTACCTACTAAATATGGGTTATTAGTATTTAGTGTATCTAAAATAGTCAAAACAGGAGTTCACATGACTGAAAACAATCCATTACGACAATATTTTCGTAGACCCGGTGTATATTTGAAATTACCTTCAGGCGGTGCAGGTTACCCTCCCGGTACACTAGACCTTCCTGAAAACGGTGAAATTCCTGTATATCCAATGACAGCTATTGATGAAATTACTACAAGAACTCCTGATGCATTATTCAACGGAACAGCAGTAATGGAAGTGATATCTAGTTGTGTACCTAACATCAAAGATCCCTGGGCAGTATCTAGTGTAGATTTAGACCCTATACTAGTTGCTATCCGTACTGCTACCAACGGCAATAACATGGAAATTGAAACAGAATGCCCTGAATGCAAAGAAACTGCAAAGTATGATGTTAATCTAGCGGGTGTGTTAGCAGGATTCAAACCCGGTGATTACTATACACCTCTAACTTTAGGTGAAATAACTGTAAAATTCAAACCATTGAAATTTACTGAAATCAACAAAGCTGGACTAGCGCAATTTCAAATTCAAAAGATGCTACAGACAATATTGGCAGCTGAAGATGATCCAGATAGAGGGACAAAGAGTGTAGGAATGCTTAAGGAAATGAGCAACTTAGCTATGGATCTTATTGCTAACTCAGTTGAGTATGTGAAAGTACCCACTGCTACAGTTATGGATCAAGAATATATTTTAGATTTTCTAAAAAATATCGACAATTCTACATATGAAGCGATCAAGGATCATAGCATCAAACTACGTGAATCTACTGAAAACAAACCACTAAAAATTCAATGCATCCATTGCAACCACAATTACGAACAAGCATTTAGCATTAACGCCACTGATTTTTTCGGATAAGGCTTCTTACGCTTGATTCCGAGGGTATTGGAAGCCTCATCGATAATATGGAAAAGGAATGCGCCGACATAAAAAGCGATTCCTTACGTATGGCTTGGTATATGAGAGGTGGCATTTCATATACAGATATCTTAAACCTGTCGATGCAGGAAAGAGAAGCAATCAGTAAAATTATTGAAGATAACTTAGAAACAACTAAGAATAGCAAAATGCCTTTCTTCTAATCATTGGTCATAAATCCATACCAATTCATTTATTCTAATTTACGGTTAACTTTAAAGATCAGCTTCGCTGATCTACCTTCACTTATTCTTCGCTTCGCTCAGAATTACGCTCGGTACTTTTTTGTATCTTATTTTATTCTTTATTAAAGATTACTAATGGGGAATACATTGCCGCTTTGAAGCCATGGTAGTGCTATTTAGGCACTACCAATGGTTTAGGGAACTTGCCATGCCCGTCATCCTTCGTTATCTATTCCCGTATAATCGACTCTTTTCTGTCATTATACGCCACCGGTTCCCCTGTAAGGTTTATGGACTGTAGTTGAACTTATCATATTTTTCTTGTATATGCTTCATTCGGAAACGCATGTTTTACAGCATCAAGATAAAGTAGCTGTAAACTCATTGAAGGTTCGCTTTGACGAGAGCCTTCTCGGTGTTCCATGTTGTTACCAACATGCATACTCCAGAATCTGACGGCACAGCACTATCTGTACAATCTCAAGGAGGTCCTGCAACCAGGACAACGACTTTTTATAAGGGTTCTGTAGTGGGGATATTTATTGTTGACGTGGTGTCTGATGCGCTTGAATATTGTTTTACTAATTCTGCATTGTTTTTGAAAAAGCTATCTTTTTCTGTTATTAGCCAATCACCGTACTCTTTACTTGCATAGAACATGTAATTATCCATGACCCATGTTAGTTTAGGTTGTACTGCGACATATTGACCTTTGCGATTAAACTTCATAAAAAGAATGTTTAAATCACCCGGATCTTCAACATCTAACAGTTGATCTAGCCACGAATCAAGTTGTTTGCATTCACCTGAGAAAATCAAGTGCCAAGGAAAGTCTGCGTAAAACTTACACTCTGCATTCATTTTGCTGAAACTCTGCCCCGGAACAATATCGCCCTTAAAAGAACGAATCTGTCCCTCATGTAGGAACTGTTTTCTATCTTGATTCTTGCCACCCACATATGCTCCGGATCCAGGAGCACGAATAAACGTTTCTCCGTATGTTTCTGTTAAAAACTTAGCTACTTCTCTCTCGTAACCGGAACCTTTTGCTTTTTGTGGACTTGGCATAGAACTATATATCTCTGTAACTGTGTCTCAAATATTATTCTATATCTGTCGATGTAGCGTAATTCGTAAATCCGTTCTCTTTCACGACCTTTAACACGCTGGGCACACGTCCTGCTAGTTCTTCACGGTGAGAAACAAGCCAAATACTCTTATTTCGAGTACGAGACATGTCCTTAAGAATAGCAATACTGTTTTCAACGCCCATTGTGTCAAGGCCGCTATCAATAAGTTCGTCAATGAATAACGTATTGATAGGAACATATAAGTTTTCCCAAACATCACGGAAAGCAAAACTCAAACCAAGAATCAATCTGTTTCGTTCACCACGTGAAAGATTGTCAAAATCGAGTTCTCTGCCCAATTCTGTAATCTCTACACTCAAGTCATTCTTAAAGATGACATTGTGTGGTAATCCTATCTTATCAAGGTAGTGAGTTAGTCGTGAGTTTAGATAACTCAAGTTTTGGTCAATAATCTTTTTACGAACAAATGAGTCCTTGCTTGTCAATAAGTCAAGCAAGAACTTCTGATGTTCTAGTTTCTTTGTAAGTTGATTAATCTTATCAAAGTTAATCTCTTGTAAAGCCTGACTTTCCATTTCTGCAATTTGTTCAGTGTATGGATTAGACTCATTAGCTTTAGTTTCAATTTGTGTTTCTATATTAGCAACCTTACTACGATGTTCAACTGCTTTTGCTTCTGTATCGTAATGCGTTTTGGGTTGAGGACCTAACACAACTTCTTTCATTTCTTTAAGTTGTTCACTGTATGGATCAACTTCGTTTTGTTTTTCAAGAATCTTGGCTCTTAAGTTTTCTAAGTCACTACCATGACGAATAGCTTCCGCTTCAGTTTTGTAATGTGTAGTAGGTTTCTCAGGGACAAAGATTTCGTTTGCTCTTAATGTATTCCATTCGTTTAACAAACTAGTTACATGTGCTTGTGCCTCATCTAAATGAGTTTGTTTATCTTTCAACACTTTATTGTGTTGGTCGTCATGGAAGTCTTGACCACAAGCATAACACTTGTGATCCTTCAATGTATCAATCTCTTTGATAAGTTTTTTGACTAACTTATCTTCTTTGTCAATCTCTTTACCTAAACGAGCAATTTCTTTATCCTGTTGCTCTAGATTTGCTTTTCTAGTAATATGTTCGGCTAACTGTTGATGTGCTTTTAGTTCTTCAGCAATGTCAATTTTACTAAGTTTGATAATCTGTTTCTCTAGGTCATCAGTATCTTTGTCTTGTTTTTGTTTCCATGCAGTTTGTCTAGCAAGTAATGCGTCACGGGTATCTTTTTGTTTCTTTTGTTCGTTCCAAATGACAAGTTCTTTGTGTGCGATTAACTCAGCACCTATATCAATCGCTGCCAAATCTTCGTATTGTGTAGCAAGATATGCTAAATCGCTGTCATGTTTGGCTTGCCATAAACCACTACGGCGTTTCAAGCTATCAATTTGTTCTTTGACACGCTTGTTTGCTTCTTCAATAGCTTTGACTTTAAAATCTTCACCTTGGATATCATCTTTGACAGACTTCATCATTTCTTTGATGACTT